AAAATGGTTACAAAAGAATACATTTACATGGCATTACTAAAAGAGAAGAGTTTAACGAATTAGTAGCTAGAGGAATTAGAGGGGAAGCTATAGAAAGTCCTGCAGTTAACAAAATGGTTAATGCACAAAGAGAAAGATATTCTGAGCTGCTACAAAAAGCAAAAGACTCAGGTGTTAGAGGTGCAGACAAAGTAGAAGAAAACTTTAATTATTTAACTAGAATTTATTCTAACGCTAAACTTTCTAAACTTATTGATAAATTTGGTTCAAAAAAAGTAGAAAGATTTTTAGCTAGTGCAATGCGTGGTGGTCTTAATGAAAAAGCAAATTTAAGATTAGCTAAATATTTAATGAGAGTTATTCAAAGACAAAAGAGTGAATACCAAATGAATATTGGTGGCATACTAAATGCTAAAGCAGAAGATTTAAATAGATTACTAAGAGAACAAACTGATTTAAGTTCAGATGAAATATTAGAAATTACTAACGCTGTGTTTCCTAGTAAAGGTGGCACATCAAATGT